TCTTTGATGAACTTAATTATGGTAGCGTTTTATATAATGTAAATAAATTTAGAAAAATTAATAATTTTAAAACCAAACAGTTATGATGTCACTTTTTGATTACACAGGTCACCCAGACAAAGATGGTACAGGCCTAAAAGTAAATGCTTATGCACGTTTAAGAAAACAACCGTATGAAAAGAGAACTTTAGAGTTCAATGATATGGAAGTATTTTTATATAGTAAAGCATTTCTAGAAGAATTTTTTAAAGCACAAACAATTTTTATACAACAATAATATGGCACAATTATCTATGAAGAGAAAACACGCAGTGGTTTCATTAAGTGGGGGAATGGATTCCTCAACACTATTACTAAGAGCATTAAAAGAATATGATACCGTAACTGGTATTTCATTTGATTATGGTCAAAAACATAAGGTAGAATTAGAAAGAGCTCAACAGTTAATTGATTATGTAAATAATAGTCCTAATAGAGTATTTCATCATACTAAACTTCCAAATACATTTGAAGAAGTATATTCTGAAGTAAATTACCGCCAAATTAAATTAGATGGTTTAGCAGATTTACTAGATTCAGCTTTAGTTGAAGGTGGAGAAGATGTACCAGAAGGACATTATGAAAACGATAACATGAAAGAAACTGTTGTTCCTAATCGTAATAAGATATTTGCTTCAATTGTACAAGCAGTAGCATTATCAATATCAAATAGAACAGGTGAAAATTGTGATATTGCTTTAGGAATACATGCTGGTGACCATGCTATTTATCCTGATTGTAGACAAGAATTTAGAGATGCTGATGATACAGCATTTAGAGAAGGTAATTGGGATCATGAAAGCGTAGGTTACTTTACACCTTATTTAGATACAGATAAATTCGGAATTTTACAAGACGGAGAAAAATTAGTTGAACAACTAGGTCTTAATTTCGATGAAGTATATAAACGTACAAACACATCATATAAGCCTTACCCATCAGGAAATAGCGATTATAAATCAGCATCATCAGTTGAACGAATTGAAGCATTTATTGCTTTGGGTAAAAACGACCCTGTTCAATATGAAGACGAAAGTGGTGAAGTTGATTATGAAGTAGCAAAAGCTCATGTTAAGAAGGTTCTTGCTGAATACGTATAGTGATATATAAATAATTAATTATAGTAATGACAACAAATCAACAATCAAACAACGGACAATCTCAAATTAATAATACTAGAGAAACGTTTAACAACAAGGTTTCCAGACTAAGCATGTTAGGAAAATCTAAGAGAATTACCTGGGACAAATCTAGACGAAACAGGTCAATTTAGAGGTTAAATGTCCCTTGGTGTAATTGGCAACACGTCTGTTTTTGGTACAGAAGAGCGTAGGTTCGAACCCTGCAGGGACAACAAAAGTTATATTATGGAATTAAAAATATTTGATAATTTCCTACCTCCTGAGATAGAGGATAAAATTGAAGAACAAATTAAATATGTTCCTTTTAGATTTGCTAAAAACAAACAGAAAGAATATCATAAAATAAAGGTTAAAGATAGTAATCTCACAAATTGGAATCGACCAGGATTATTACAATGTTGGACCTTTGAAAATGATGAATGGAATATGTGTGATGGTATTCAATGGGTCGAAGATGTATTAAAGTATTTACCTTTTGAATATAAATTACAAAGAGTAAAGGTTAATTATAACCCACAAGTAAACATCTCTGAAGATGAATGTATGCATCCTCATTGTGACATTAATAAAGGGGGATATACTGCTATTTACTATGTAAATGATAGTGATGGGGATACAGTTATTTTTAATGAAAAAACAATGGATCCTGTCTTTAATAAAGAGGAACTGTCTATTAAAAAACGAATAAAAAGTAAAAAAGGAAGACTTGTTATGTTTGATCAAGACTACTTACATGCAGGAATGCCTCCTACTAAATCAGATTACAGAGTAGTCATTAATTTTAATTTTAAAATATTATGAGTAAAGAACAACAACTTCCAGATGCAAAAAAGCATCAAATAATTTCCTTTGTTAAATCCATAATTAGAATAGTAGGTTACGCTTTTCTTCCATATAGCTTGGAGACCGCAACTATTATACTTATATTATCGGAAATGGTTGGAATAGTAGAAGAATTAGTATAAATAAAAAAAACAATAAATTATGAAATTATTTTATTTTAGTGCACCTTGGTGTGGACCTTGTAAAATGTTAGGACCTATTATGGATAAAAGTGGTCTACCATTTACAAAGGTAAATGTTGATAGTGATACAGAATTATCAGCTAAATATGGAATCAGAAATGTTCCAACTTTATTAAAAACAGATTCTCAAGGAAACGAGATATCTAGAATAGTTGGTGTTAAACCAGTAGAAGAAATTAAATCATGGTATAATGGGTAGATTTCAATCAAGCAAAGTATTTGACGGATTTAGCACCGTATTTCGTCAATGGAAAGCAGAAACAACACATTGTAGATTCTTGCACGGTTATGGTATTTCATTTAAGGTTTATTTCGAAGGTGAACTAGATGATAGAAATTGGGTTTGGGATTTTGGTGGTATGAAACGTGCGGCTACATTAAAGCTTGGATGGATTATATGTTTGATCATACTATGATTATAGCAGAAGATGATCCTGAATTAAAAGCATTCCAACAAATGGATGCTGCAGGTGTTGCTCAAGTAAGAGTAATCCCAGCTACTGGCGCTGAGAAATTTTCAGAATATATTTATAATAAGTTAAATGAATTTGTAAAAACTGAAACTAATAATAGGGTTAAAGTTATTAAAGTTAAATTCATGGAACATGGAAAGAATGCAGCATATTACTGCGAATAATAGGTTACGAGTGAATGAAAAACCACTTAAAAAAATTAACAATATGCAGAAACAATTGAAACGTATTGAGGACTACGAAAAAAATCTTCCAATTGTAGAAATTTATACTGCAGTTCAATCTGAGGGCTCTAGAGCAGGATACCCAACAGTAGTAATTAGAACAACAGGGTGCACTCACAGATGCTATTTTGGTGAAGGGGGTTGGTGTGATTCATGGTACACAAGTATCCACCCAGAAAAAGGACATTTTAACTTTAATGATATTATTAAAGCGTATGAAGATAACCCCCATATATCAGAAATGATGTTAACTGGAGGTTCACCTACTATGCATGCTGCTTTAGTAAATGAATTAACACACTTCGCATATGAAAAAAATATATTTATTACTATTGAAACTGAAGGGAGTCATTTTTTACCAACTGACTATCCTATTAATTTGCTTTCTATTAGTCCTAAGTTCTCCAATAGTGTACCTGTACTTGGGGTATCTACACCTCAAGGAGCAGTTACAGATCAAAGAATGATTGACAGACATAATAAGCTTAGACTTAATTATGAAATGATAAAGCTATCAATGGCTTACCATTCAGATTATCATATAAAACCAGTTTGGGATGGAAAAGATCAAGGAGCACTAGCTGAAATTATGGAATGTATTTCAATATTAGATGTACCTCAAGATAAAGTTTGGTTTATGCCTGCAGGTGATTCAAGAGAAGCATTATTTAAATCTTATCCTGTATTATTTGATTGGGTTAGAGACAATGGTTATAGAATGACATGGAGACCCCATATCATTGCATTTGAAGATCAACGAGAAGTTTAAAATTAAACATATGAAATTAAAAGATACAATAGGAGTTTACAAGAATGCCTTTAATAAAGAGGAATGTAAACTATTAATTAAACAATTTGAAACAGCTAATACAGAAGGCACTACTTATAAAGGTAAGAGTGGAGATGGGGAAGAGGAATACAAAAAAACAACAGACTTTAATTTATTATCCTCCTCAGATTCTGTAGACAGTAGCCTTTCTAATTTAGTAATGGATAGATTTAATGAATATCTAAGTAACCATTATTTAGAAAATTTCCCACATGGTGATGAATTTAGTCACCACAGGATAGTTAATGGTAAAACATATTACCCATTACTTCAAATCCAAAAATATGACCAAAATTCAGGTCATTATAATACTTGGCATACTGAAAAAGAAGATTTAAGAACTACTAATAGAATGTTTGTTTTTATCCTTTACTTAAACAATGTCGAAGAAGGTGGAGAAACAGGATTTTTATTTAAAGAAGAAGGTGCAGATGATTTTTACAAAGTAAAACCCGAAGAGGGAAAATTAATAATACATCCTGCTAGTTGGCCTTATATTCATAAAGGATATATGCCAAAATCTGATGACAAATATATATTAACAACTTGGTTACTTTATAATAAATAGATTTGGATAAGCAAGAGGCTCTTCGTATATTAGAGGATATAAGAGAAAATGTAAGTGTTTGTTGTGCCATTACAATGGAACCAGACGAAGTATTAGTATTAATAGATAAATTAGAAAGTTATATAAATGAACAAACGTAGAAAAATACACCAAGAATTAGAAGTAGTAAAAGAAGGATTTGCGAATGGTGTCGCAGTAGGATTTCCTTTTAGTGACAAACAAAAAGAAAAAATAATCAATAATGCCGAAAAAGCTTATGGAAAGTTTTTAGACGCATTAAAATGTGATTGGAAAAATGATCCAAATTCATCAGAAACACCTAGACGTGTAGCTAAAGCATATGTAAATGATTTATGGTCCGGTAGATACACTGAGATGTCTCCAATTACATCATTTCCATCAGATGGTTATGATGGTATTGTTATTGAACGTAATATACCGTTAACTTCAATGTGTTCTCACCACCATCAAACGATTAATGGTGTGGTTCATATTGGTTATATAGTAGGTGAAGAAGGTAGAGTTATTGGTTTATCTAAACTAAATAGAATTGTAGAATTATTTGGTAGAAGAGGAGCAATACAAGAACAATTAACATCAGCTATTCATAATGCAGTAAATAAAATTTGTGAAAATAATAAGGGCGTAATTGTTACTATAGTTGGAACACATAATTGTGTAAGTTGTAGAGGTGTAAAACACCAAGGTGCTTCAATGATTACAACTAAAGCATCAGGTGTATTTTCAGATAATACAAACTTAGCCCGTAAGGAATATTTTGATTCAATTAAAATTAATAACGGAGGACATAATATATAATAGAGATGGCATTAAAAACAAATAACAAAATACATTTAAGTTGGGATGATGTTATAGCTTCTGTTGACGATTTATGTATGAAAATTCGATTTGACCAACCTAACATAGATTCAGTAACAGGAATAGCAAGGGGTGGTTTAATACCAGCAGTTCTACTTTCACATAAATTAGGTTTACCTTATACTGATGTTATTTTACCTAACACTTTAGTAGTAGACGATATATGTGATTCAGGAGTTACATTAGAAAAAGCTCCAGGTGTTTACACAGCAGTATTACATTATAAACCTCACACATCATGTTTTCAACCTACTATGTGGGCTGATATACATGAAGGAGATGAGTGGCTTATTTATCCTTGGGAAACTAAGGACTCAGACCCCATCCAAGATTATTTAAAAGAAGAAGATTATAAATTTAACAAATATAAATAAAAAAAGTTATGAATTATTGGCAAGTAGATGTAAAAATCACATTAGAAAATGAGCAAGGTAGAATACAAAAAATTACTGAAAAGTACTTAGTAGAAGCAGTATCACCTACTGATGCAGAAGCTAAAGTTTTTAAAGACTTTGAAGGTGAAAGCAACTTTGAAGTAAATAAAGTAGTAAAAACCAAAATCATTAAAATTATTAGCTAATGAGTAAGCAATTAGAATTATTCCCAGAAGAAGAACTACCTACATGGGTTAATGGAGTACCTTTTGTAGATGAGGTAGAGATTTTTAACGAAACATTTGGTAAACCAAATAATTATGAACCAACAATCCCAGAAAAAAAAGAATGGCAGTTTGTATACGATTTCATCCTTGAAGAACTTGAAGAATATAAAGAAGCTTGCGAGCGAGGAGACATTGTGGAGGTTTTGGACGCTTTGTGCGATATTGCTTATGTTTCCGTTGGGAACGGTACTATGTTACATGGTCTTAAGGATAAGATATGGCCCGCGTATCAAGAAGTACAAGGATCTAATATGTCTAAAGCTTGCAAGACTGAAGCAGAAGCGATACTCACCATCAGCAAAAGAAGTAAGGAGCAAGGTGAGGCCTGCCATTTTGAAAAACTTGAGGAAGGACGGTATATTGTCTATAGAACAAGAGACAAAAAAGTAATGAAAAATATTAATTATTATAGACCAGATCTAAAACAGTTTTTTACTACAGAAGAAATTGAAAATTGTTTACCAAATTCAAACCCAGGAACTATTATATAGATGTATAAAAAATGTTATCAAGGAGATAAAGTACAAGGATTAAAGAATACATGGGAAATGCATCTATGGGAATCAGATGGTGAACATAAAAAAATACTGTACGAAGACTTTGCATATGTGGAATGTGATAAATCAGAAGAAACTATAAAGTCGATAACTGGTGATTCTTTAAAACCAACACTTGATTTCTATTATACTCGAGGTAAAAACAAACATAAAAACACACCAGGACTTTATTGGGCTGATATGAGAAGTAGTAATGCTATCCATCAGAAATTCCTAATTGGTGAGTATGGAACTAATGATAAACCATCTACAGGACATCAAGAAATGTTTTTTGATATTGAGTGTGAGATGTTAGACTCATTTGAGCCTGATGAAATTGCTAAAGCAAATAAAACAATTACATCCATTGCCTTTTATCATAAACAAGCTGATAAATGGGGTTGTATAGTTTTAGACCCTAAAGGTATAGTTAAAGTCGATCCTAATGCTAAACAACAAGTAGCCACTTTTAAAACAGAAAAAGACTTATTAAATTGTTGGGTACAAATTATTATAGATTCTAGACCTGATTCTTTAATAGGATACAATAGCGATAACTTTGATATGCCTTACTTATATTGGAGAATTGTTAATGTTTGTGGAAAAGATCGTGCAGACCAAATGTCACCACTTTATGGTTATGTTAACCAACCAGTAATGGCTAAAGCAGATTCAAATTCATTTTTTACAAGGACTGGATTTTTTGTTGATATTAAAGGTATTGAATCTTTAGACTATATGAGGTTACATAAAAAATATGGTTGGCAAGATGAACCTAGTTGGAAGTTAGATGCTATTGGGGAAAAATATGTTGGTATAAAAAAGATTGAATACGATGGTAATCTAAATGATTTATACAGAGATGATATTCAAAAGTTTGTTGATTATAACTTTCGTGATGTTGAAATATTAGTAGAATTAGATAAGAAACTAGAATACTTAGCGTTAACAAGAAACATATCACACAAAGGAAAACATAATTATAGTGAAGTGTATGCTAATACTACTACACAAGATGGAGCCATATCAGCTTATTTATTAGGTCAGGGTATTGTACCACCAAATAGAGAAATGCACCCTGAAAAAAAACAAGGTTATGCTGGTGGTTGGTTATTTTGCCCTCAAGCAGGTTTATATAAAAATATGTTTGATTTGGATCTTACCTCACTATACCCAGCTATAATTAGAACAATTAATATTGGTCGAGAAACTTATGTAGGTAGAATACTTGCAGATAATGATTTATGTAACGAAACTGGATTTATTCCACCAATTTTAGATAAGGATAATGTATTATATGACAGAAATAATCGTTTAGGATTAAATGATTTAAAAAAATTAGATTCCAAGTACTTAGTGACATTTCAAAGTGCTAAAGGGTTATATGAAAAATGGCCTGTTGGTAAAATTATAAAAGCAATTGAAGTAGGTAAATATAGAGTTGCTGCTAATGGAGCATTTTTCTCAAGTACTAAAAAATCTACTTTGTCTGTTATTCTAGAAAAATGGTTTAATGAACGTGTTGAGTATAAAAATCAAATGAAAAAAGCTTATAAAGCTAAAGACGCTGAAAAAGGTAAATATTATTACTTAATGCAGTACACAATGAAAATTTTACTTAACAGTTTATATGGTGCTACAGCAGTACCTAGTTTTAGATATGGAATGAACCATTCTATTTTAAGTGAAGCAATTACATTATCAGGACACAGAATTATCCAAGAAAGTGCTTTATGTGCTAATAAGTACTATAGCAAAATCATGGAAGGGGAAATATCAAAAGATGAATTTATATCAAAACTAGAAATATGACATTAAAAAGACAATCTATTAGAGCGAATCAAACCATATACTTAGGTACGAATAAGGAACCCTTATCCAAAGAAGAAGTAATTAAATTAAGTGAAGATTGGAATGAATCCCAAACAAACTTTTTTAAGAAAATGCTTAAACAAGGGGGTGAATTTAAAGTTAATGGGAATAAGTTTAAAACCGTAGTTCAAGAAAGAACTGATATAGACTCAAAGGGAAACAAACCAGTAACTGTACCACCTTTACCAGGTGAAAGAACATTTTAGCATGAATATAAAGATATCAAATGGGGAATTATTAGACAGAATTTCAATTCTTGAGTTAAAAAAACTAAGAATGAAAGATGCATCTAATTTAGCTGTAGTAGAACAAGAATTTTTAGAGCTAAACCCCAAATGTATGAATTTATTTACTAAAAATGATAAAACTATAAAAGTACTATATTTAGAATTATCTAGAATAAATGGTAAGTTATGGGATTTAGAAAATGAGGTAAGGGGAGGAAAACTTACAGATAAGGAATTTATAATGTCATCTAGGAACATTTTTAAATTTAATAGTAAAAGAAGTGCAATTAAAAAAGACATCAATTTAATAACAGGAAGCGAAGGTTTCGAAGCAAAAGAATATGATACCTAAAAAAATATTTCAAACATTTGAACATATAGATTTCTCTCCCGAATTTCAAAAACTAATTGATGATTGGAAGATTGAAAATCCGGAGTATGAATATCAAATATATGATAAAACACAAAGGGAAGAATTTATTAAAAATAATTTTTCAAATGAAATTTTTAATGCTTATCAAAGAATAAAACCTGGGGCATTTAAATCTGATTTATGGAGATATTGTATACTACATAAGTATGGGGGATTTTATATAGATATTGATACAGTGTGTTTGGGTAGTCTAAATATGTTTATGAGTGATGACATTGACTTTGTTGCAGCTATCGATTTAAATTTAGGTGATTTAGAATACCATAGTGTAGCCAACGCATTTATTGGTTGTACACCGGAACATCCGGTTATTGACGCATGTATTCAAAGAGTTATATCCATTGTCGATAAAGAAGCTTTACCATATAATATAATGAATTTTTGTGGGCCTGGTTGTTTAGGAATGATAATTAATAAACACTTAAAAAGAAGTGAAAAAGCCCCAATGCTAGGATTTCAAGGTAATCATAATGGAATCCAGCTAATACATTTCGAACAGTACACAGAATATATTAGGAACATAAATGGGAAAAAAATACTACAAAATAAAAATAGTCATAGGCAAATAAAAGAACTATACGATTTTGAATGTAGTAGAGTAGAAAATTACTTTGATTGGGGAAAGTTTGGGTTTAAAAATGTTAGATTTGAGGATATAGTTGATTACTCTCCTTTTAAAGTTGATGATGAAGTCCATGGATTAAAATATTTTCATAATGGAAAACCTGCTTACTTTTATTTATATAAAAATGATAAAGTTTCAAGTTGTATAAAAAAAGGATATAAATGGGAAGAACACCAACACGAAGTTATAGATAGATACCTTAATCAAGAATCAGTTGCTATTGAAATTGGGTCTCATATTGGTACTGTAACTACTAAACTTTCTAAAGTAATAAAACAAGTATATGCTTTTGAACCTATAGAGGAAAGTTATAACATGCTTAAAAGAAATTTATTGTTAAATTCTTGTCAAAATGTTAAAACACACAAAAATAAAATAGATAATAGTAATACAATTGATTCTTATGGATTTGGTAAAGTAGATTTTATTAAAATTGATGCATTTGGATTTGAAGATTATATTTTAAAAGGGGCTGAAGGAACTATAAAACAAAATATGCCCTTAATTATAATTGATCTTAAGGTAATGGATATGCTACATACAGGTAAAGAAATGTTACTTGACCTTGGATACGAAATTAAACATGAATATTTTAATGACTATCTATTTATTCCCCCTTCGTTACAAGGTGATGACTTTGGATACATGACACAACTATTTCCAAATGATAATTTAGTTGAAGTAAAAATACCGGAACATGAACATATGCGTACTTTTAGAGATAGACACATATCAGAACCTATATTTAGAAAAATCCACACATATCTACTTAATCAAGGTTTAATTAAGAATAACATAATTGATGGAGGTTCTTGGCTAGGAGATAATAGTATACCATGGGCATTAATGTTTCCTGAAAGTACAATATATTCAATCGATCCTAGTAAAAATAATTTAGATTTCCAACGTTCAGTAGCAGATTTTAATGGTATACATAATTTAGTACCAATTAATGCAGTACTATCAGATAACTCAAACCCAGTTTATACTGATTATGATGATTCTCATATGCAGTTTAATAAACAAAAAGGTAAATCAGAATTTAAATGTCATACTGTAGATAAACTTTACAGTGAGGGTATAATTCATAATATAGGATATATTCACTTAGATGTAGAAGGATTTGAA